ATGTTTAATGGTGTATGTTATGTTAAACACTTTCTGTTATTAACAGGGGGTGTTTTTTTGTTATTAAGAGATTTGCTAAAAGAATTTATTCTTGAACTAGAGATAAGAAATTACTCTAAAAGAACTTTAAAAGGTTATAAAAACAATAATTCGTTAATGTTTACCTATTTAGAGAAAGAATTTAATATTACTGATGTGGAGGATGTTAAGCCAGCACATATAAAATCCTATGTTAAATTTTTACAAAGACAAGGTAGAAAAACAACATATATAAATGGAATTATTAAATGTTTTAGAGCTTTCTTTAAATATATAACAGATGAAGAAATAATTGAAAATAATCCAATGTTGAAAGTGAACTGGTTAAGGGAAGGAAAAGTAATAATAAATTCATTTGATGATGATGAAGTTAATAGAATGATGAAAGTCTATACAGGTAGCGATTATATGAATATTAGAAATAAATGTATTTTAGCAATATTATTTGATACTGGTATCAGAAACTTAGAATTATGTTCCATAAAGAATGATGATGTAAAAGAAACTTATTTAACAGTAAAGCAAGGTAAGGGAAGAAAAGATAGAAGAGTAGCTTTAAGCCCTTATGTAAGACGTATAATCATTAGATATGTGAGATGCAGGGATAGCTATTTTGCCAATAGAAATGTTGATGAAGCTACGCCATTTTTCTTAAGCTATAGATTTAAACCATTAACAATTGAATCAGTTGAAAGAGTGATGAAAATAGCAGGGGAGAAAGCAGAAATAAGAAAAGATATACGTTGTAGTCCTCATACTGCAAGACATTTTTATGCTATTAGTCAGCTTCGTAATGGGCTTGATGTATATTCTTTAAGCCGTTGTCTCGGTCATGAAAATATTTCAATAACTAAACGTTATTTGCAAGGTTTAAAAGATGAACAAATAGTTGAAATGTCGGTTAAAACTAGTCCACTTATGAATCTAAGAAAGTAGGTGTAAAGATGCAGGTAGATATTATATGGGATAGAGTTGTAAATGGTTATGCAACAAGAGATATTACCAATATTGAAGTAGATGAATACTCGGAAATTATCCTTTGTCTTAAAATTCGATTAGAACAACTTGAAGAAAAACTTATAGAATATAAACAATCTGAAGATAAAAGATTAAAAGTATTTATACCTAAGAGAGAAAAAGAACTTTTGAGATTAAAGAATCTTATTAAATTAATGGAATAAAACGAGGTGTTATTTATGTTAGAGATAGAAACTCAATTTGGCTGTTTTGCTCATTTCAAAGATTTGCTTTTATTCATGCAAGAAGAACACTTACAAGAGATGAAAATAATGGAACTTAGATATTGTTTCAGTGAAATATTTGGAAAAGGTATTTATACATTAAAGCAAATAAAAGAGATAGTGGAGGGTGATTAAATGTTAAATCTAGTTATACCAACAAATAAAACAACATTACAACGTCAAATTAAAGCGTTAAAATATGCCTTGAAAACCGATACGAGTGATAAAGATAAACAAATACACCTTGAAGCTTTGAAATGCTTAGAAGAACTATTAAAGACATTTTAGATAATAAAAAACAACTAGGTACTTTGGCGAGCATCTAGTTGCCTAAAACTTAATATGTTTTATAATTCATACCTCCAAAAAGGTACTTAATCCTGATAAATTAAGTCTACCACAATTTTGAAAAAAATAAAAGAGGGTATGGCTTATTAAGTTTACCCAATTTTAGGTAAGCTTTACTTGTTATGCACTAAGGCAAGTATAAAATATCTTAGGGGTGATATGAAGCCGATAGCAATGAAAATTCATAGGGATTAAAATACCTTAGGAGCAATGCCGAAATCTCCTTAATCATACGGTGGTGGAATAACAATAGAGCTACCTTATATTGGACAGGGTTGTTAGTGTCTAGTAGCAAATATAAGGCTTGTTGATGAAACTCGTAAACAGACTCAACAATGAAAAAAGTCGTGAAAAATCGGCTTTCTTATATCCAAAATCTGAAAAACTCCTCAACAATATTACTTAATTAGCCTAAAGTCAAGTGTAGTATTGATTAAAATATGCTTTAGAAGTCAATAATCAATCATATATATTATGCAGAGAGGTGAGCGTATTGATAGGATTGATTTTAGGAAAACTAATAGTAGAATTTATAGTAGTTGTATGTATGCTAGTTATAGTATCTCAATTGTTGAGGTTGTGGGCGAATAGATAATATTTAGGATAAACAAAAGGATAACTTATTGATGTATAATAAGTTATCCTTAATTAAGATGTTGGTTAATTTTTGCTATCAAATTTCTCTAGTGAATCTAAGGAATTTAAAACAAATTTTAATCTACTCTCTGAATAATCTTGTATCCTAGAATTAATTTCATTAATAAGTTCATCTCTATAACTAGGATTTTGAGATTTATGAGTAGAGAGGTTGATAAAATACGGATTTATATATAGACTATCTTCATAAAGATAGTCTTTAAGCCTTTCACAATTTGTTTTAGACGATATATGAAAATAACTCGAAGATTTGTTGATAATACTTAGGTTAAAATTAATAGATATATCATTTCTGCTATTATTAATATTTAAATATTTAAAAAAATCACCATTAAAAATGGTACTGGAAATCTTTTGGAACATTTCTTCGCAATTATTCTGATTCTTAGTATGTAGTAAGTAACTAATAAAAAGTTCTTTATACTTAATAGGTTTCTTTTTCTTAGAGTGATAAACAATACCATGATTTTCTAGTTTTGATAATAATGTTTCATAATCATAATTATTATAATTAGAATTTGAAATATTGTTTAATATATTTTTAAATTGTTCTAATGAAGTTGGATTGTATTTCAAAATCTCATCGATTTGCTCATTAGTATTACTCATATAAATGTCATAAGCATTTTGCATGGCGAAATTGCTAGGTAAATCAATATACTGATTACTATCTTCAATTAAATTGATACAAGTATCTTTTAATTCATTAAATTTATTAATCGTTTTACTATTTATATTGCTTGTTATAGTACTACAAGTATGACAATTACACTTGGTATATTGAACATCTCTATAACCACCAGCTTTTGATTTATCTGATAAATTAATTTTGTAGGAATGTCCACATGTATTACATTTAAATTCCAATTTACTTTGATCATAATCAAAAATAGCAACTGTTGCATAACCTTTACAAAGATAACAATTAGTAGTACAAGCTATAGGAGTTATATGCTCTTTAAAACTATCTTTTATTTTAAAGATTTTTTTTATAATCATCATATTAACATTGTGTTTTAATTTACTATTAGGATTCATATACTTCCAATATATATAGGTAATTAATAAGTTAGTCAATTTTGAATTACAGTTTATTTTTAAGGATAGCTCATGAGCTGTTTGATTATTTATATTTTGAAAGTTATTTTCGATTAATTCAAGCTTATTAAGACCATTCATTGAAATTATTAATTGCTTTTGTTTATTTAAAAAATCTTCTAAAACTAAGTTGATGTAGTCAATACATGATATAGATTCGTTAGTAATAGGGTTTTTAAATAATTTGTGTAGGCTAAATTTAGTTTTTTCAATATCTTTTAATAAATCTTCTATCCACATTAAAATCACCTCAGAAGTAAGTATAACATCATTTTAAAGATGAAGAAATTATTACTTTAATTCTTATAAAAAAGCTTGTATACTATCAGTAAAAACTAATGAAAAGAGGATAAAATAACAATGGATAATGAATTATTAGAGAAATTATTAAAGCTTAGTGAAGAAAATGGAGCATTGAAAAAAGAAAATGAAATACTAAAAAAAGAAATTGAAAAATTGAATAAGAAATATGAAAAGTATAGAGTTGGAGAAAGGTTATTTGGGAAATAATAATCAAGACTACCTAGTATAATAGGTGGTCTTTTTTTGTCTGAAACGTTGGATAATGAGTTGGTGAATACCCAGTGCCTAACAAAGGTACAAAATTGTACTCATGTAAAATCCCACAAAGCCAATTTTGGAGAGGTCGAACGTAAAAATTATTTGAATATTTCCGTAGAAAATAAAGGGATTAAATACTTTTTGTAGAAATATACAATAATTGAGTAATATTTCGGTAAAAGGTGTTTTAAGTATGAAAATTAATAAAGCGTTATACAAGAATGGAAATATTTCAAAAGAAATACAAGCTATAAAGCTTACTAAGAATGAATATTATAAGAATTATAGAGGGAATTTGTTTTGCACGGAAGAGAAGTGCAAAGCAAAATTAAGTTTTGTTGAAAGAAAAGGTAATATTAAGTTTTTTAGGACATTTCCTAGTACTCCACATATAAATGGCTGTTTGAATGAGGTTATATATGAAGAGATAGGAGAAAAATTAAGAGAAAAGCAATTTGTAAGTAAAATAAATTTATCAAACAAACATATTATAAATAAGTTAGAAAGTGCATTTACCAGATTTAATAAAAAAGATAATGAAACAGGAACAATAAATGTTAGTGATGGTAGTAAAAAATATATTAACAATAATAGTTCTAAAACCAAAGGTAATGAAGCAGAATTATTTGATGAGGGAACAGAAAGCAAAGATGGAAAAGAGCCATATATCATAACAAGAATGTATAATGAGATAGAAAAAGATGATGATACCCGAATAAGATGCATTATTGGTTATGTACACAACATGCAATTAATGGATAAGCATGGATATATTAATTTGACTCCTAAAAAAGTCGATAGTGTTAAAGTTCATTTTGCAGAGTATTTTGTTGTTAATAATGAAACTGAATTTAATAATATGAAAATTATTGAATCGTACATTAAACATATGAAACTAAATAAGAAACAAATAATTTGTTGTTGTATTGGTAGGATAAAATACGTTGAATCAGGTATAAATATAATTCTTGATCGATATCAAGGGTTTACATTAAATGGGTTAAAATACTATGAAATTGTAGGGTATATGAATGATTTAAAAAGTAAATAATTAATTAAAGGACTCGTCATAATTGGTGAGTCCTTTTTTAGTGTGATAAATTATTCTTCCATATATTCAACTATATCTTCAACTTTGCACTTGAAAAATTTACAAAGAATATCTAAATGCTCCTTAGTTATATGTTTATATGTGTCATTCATGTAAGCACCAAGGGTATTGGGTCTTATTCCTGTTGCTTCAGAAAGTTCTTTTTGACTTATATTTATTTCTGCCATTTTAATTCTAAGTTTCATTTTTATACTCATTAATTTTCACCTCAATAGCATTATATCATAAATAGTTATGAAATATAATAAAAAGTTAAAAAATAACTAAAATAGTTATTGACAATAACGAATTTCGATATTATACTATAAACATAAGGTAAATAAAGTTATTAAAAGAAAAAAATGACTTAAGGAAAGGAGAAAAGCAAATGGCAAAAATAATTGATATTCTTACTGATTTATTATTAAAAATCAGAAATAACTTCATAGATAAGCAAGTATGCCAAGAAGGTGAATTTGATTATATGGATGCGATGGCTAAAGAATATGAAAACTATAGTTTATAGAAAGTGATCTAATAAAACTTTGAAGATGTAAAAATGATTAAAAAATTAGAGGAAGAGAATAGGTGTTAAACATGGAAAATGTAAAAGTTAATAGTGTTAATAGTGAAGTTGGTATGAGTTTAAGGAATAGGATTTCTAAAGAAGATAAGTTTTTAGATTTTACTTGTTTCTTAATGAATATGATTGAAATGGACGAGGATGCAGGATATTCAAGTTTAGAAAATTATAAGCTTGGGGAAGATTGCTTTGAAAGAGAATTAGTAAAATATGCTTTTAACGAGAATAGCATTTGGGAACAATGTTTCGAAGTAGCAGGAGTTAAAAATTTAAATGAGTTTGAAATTCAATTTAAGAATGTACATTTCTGTGAGGGGGTAATACAGCAGTAGTTGAGTTAAATGATTGTAATAAATTTGTTGCATTAAGATTATAAGGAGTTTTTTATTTGTATATTGTATATCAATTTTTGGATATCTAAAAGGTGTCCAAGCGTAGGTACGCAATATATAACATTAAAAAGGTGGACATGCGTTCGCCTTACAGTTGTCTAATATTCTTTTAAATCATAAATTTTATGTGGAAGTTAATTTTGCATAATGGGTAGTTCAAACAGACCACCACAATATATAGTGGTATCGAAGTTGTGGAACTAATAGTTCTATTTTAGGAAGGTGCACAGGGTATCAATTTTTTAAAGGATCATGGGTTATGTAAATGCATTGTGCCTACACATTTTTTTACATTTAAAGAAAAACGAAGTATATTTTTATTAGAAGGGTTTTTATGAACGAAGAACAATTAATAGAAGAATAAGAGGATTCGGTGTTCCACACCTCACCTCACTTTTTATGGAAACAAAATAAATGATTAAGGAAGGATGATAGAGTTTATGGGACAAATTAAATTATTAAAAATTGGACAAGAAAACTTAAATGCAGTAAATCAAATGATAAGCAAAACTATTAAAGAGGCAAATTATATAAAGCAAGACAAATACACATTTTTATTTAAAGCATTAGAAACATATAAAGACAAAGAACTTGAAGAAAATGAAATTATATTAGATGTTATTAAAGTAACATTATCTAATGATGAAAAAACAGCAAAATCACAATGGTTTGAAGGAATAGAACTAGAAGATATGAGATATTTTGGTTGGTTTGCAACTCCAGGTGGAATGAAACAAGAAAACGAAAAAGAAGATGAAAAGTGTGAAGCTTTCTTTATTAGAGAAGATATAAAAGAGTTTACAACTTGGTTTGAAAATATAATATCATTAAACCAGTTTAAGTTGCTAAATGATAAAGAAATATATGTGAACAAGCAAGTTTTAAGTAGAATTGCACTTACAACAAGTATATTAATAACTGAGATTAACATGCCTAATATAATAATACTACCTAAAGCAACTATTGATTTCAGTAGAATATATAAAACTGTTGTTCCAAACGAAGTTGAAGTAGAAGTTGTAAATGAAAAAACAGATGAAATAACATTAGAGAAACAAATTGAATACTCATTAGAAGATTATGATTTTGAAGGTGAAATTGATGTATTTGATGGAGGTGGGATAGCAACACCTGAAGTATTTGAACAGATTGGACAAACTTTAAAAAGAAATGATATTGATTTTGCTGTAATTAGAGGATATGGAATAGGAATAAAAGGACTTATAACAAGATTTGATATTATAAAATTCTTAGATGTGTTCTATAAAGAAGATATGGAGTTTTGTAAAAAAGAGAATGGAAAATATTATTTGATGGATATGTTTGGAGCATGGAGAGAAGTAGCTGATAATACATTACTCTTAAACGAGTCAATGGTTAAATTAGCAGATTTATTTGCAGAAGAAATAAAAGATGCACATAAAAATATAATAGCAACTCAAGAAACTTATGGAATGGACTTAATAAATGAAAAACTAGAAAAATACAACAATAAGACAGATATAAATACATATGAACTTTTAAACAAATTATACATAACTAAGGTTAATAAGTTTGAGTCTGAACTAACCGATTATAGAACTCTATGCTATCAGTTATTTAACGCTTTAGCATTAACAGATAAAGAATATCACCAAATAGCAGACCAAGATTATCAACTATATAAAAAATTAGTTAGACCTTATGAAATAAAGGATAAGGATTCAGATATAAAAGAATTTGAAATAAATTCAGATTATATCAATCTATATTTTAGAAATATTACAAAAGCTACTGAGATTGAATATGACGAAGAAAACCTTGCTGAATATGATATAGAGGAATTTGAAGAAAATGCTCTTAATCATACAGATAAGACTGCTATGTTAATTCAATTGAATAAAGATAATGTTGAACTTAAAACAACAAAAATGCAAATTTCAAATATGATTGAGAAGAAAGTTAGGCAATTAGCATGTGGAAAAATAACTACTAAGGCTCAGTATTGTTATATTGCTATAGACCCAATTTCATACATGAACTTTGCTATGACTAGAGAACAAGGAGACAATGGATTGAAAGATGGTCAATTCTATAATAGAAAATGTAATAATGGAGATATTAGAACAATTTATAGAAATCCATTAATGGCATTTTCGGAAATACACAATGTTGAATTTGTAAGAGATAATTTCTTTGATAACTATTTTTGCAAATCGTCAGAATTAATCTACTTTAATCAAAAATCTGATATATATTCTCAAATTGGAAGTGGGGATTCAGATGGAGATGCAGTAACGGTAATAGATAGCGAGATAATTAGACATGGAGTTGTTGAAACTGATAAGCCATTTTTCTTCTCGGCTGATGGTAAGAAAATACCATACATTTATAATGATGAAGCAAAATTTGAATGTAGTTGGAAACCATCGGGTAACTTAATAGGTTCAGTATCTATACTTGCAACAGTTGTGAATACATATAGTCAAACATTGCCAAAGTACTATAGTCCTGATAGTAATAAATTCTATTACTATGATGAAGTATTAGAAATACTAGCAGAACATAATTTTGAAGGAATTACTAAGGATTCTGATTATGATAAAGTTGTTGAGCCAGCTATTAACAAATTAATTGAAGCAGGTCATTTGATGTATTCTAATTCAAAGAACATGGACGATGAAATAGTTAGAGAACAAATAAAGAAACAATTTTTAGAAGATAGTAAAGATATTTACTCACTATTATACACATCAAGCTTGGTTATAGATACACCCAAAACAATGAATATTATTGATAGAGATATGTATATTAAACCTATAGAAGACAACTATAAAAAATCTAAAGGTAGCAATATTAAACCATATTTCTTACAATACAAAAAATATAAATGGGAAATTGGAAAGATGGAAACATATTATTCTAGTCCACAAACATTTATGGATAGAGCAGCAAAAATAATACAAAAGAAAATATTAAATACATTGGAAAATAATAAAAAATCATTTTCAGATAAAGCAAAACAATTGCAAAAACAACTTGTAAATAATAAATATGATGAAGATAAACTTCAAGAATGTAAAGAAAAAATGGAGAGATTTTATGAGGAATACTCAAAAGAATCATCTGAAATTAGAGAAAAGCACAAGTTTAATAGAGCAGAAAAATCTAAACAATTAAGAGAATTAGATGCTTATTCTATTTTAGTAGCTGATGATGCTAGAAAACAATATGACACTTATACAATTGCACAAACTTTAGCTGAATTAGATAAATGTTCAGAAGCATTTCTAATTAATTTATTCTTTAGTCACTTTTTAGATATAGACAAGCTTAAGCCTAGTATGAAAATTCAATTTGTACCAGATGAAAACGGAGATATTGAGTATTTATATAAGAAGTATAGAAAGCTTGAAAAGTTAGTTAATTTTAATGATAACACTGCTCAAAATGTGCATCTAAAAGAATTAGAAAGACTAAAGGTAATTAAAGAAGTGCGTTTTGATTGTAGAGAAAATCCTGATATGGTTAAAGAAATTACAGATAAAATAAAAGCAGGTTTGAATGAAAATGGCTATTATGAATTAGAGTTAAATGGACTAAAGGTATTTGAGGATTTTGCTGAATTAATTGAAGGAAAAGATAAATTAAGAATTGATGGTTTCATGTTAAATAAGAATAATAATGTAGCAATTACAGCTAAAAGTTTTGGAATTTATTATTATGTATAGGGTTCGTGGCTTCTAGCCACTTCCCACTTTTAATGGAAATTGAAATTAAGGAAGGAATGATAATTATTATGGAACAAAAAGTTAAATTCGATAAAGAGTATGCTACTCAGTGGCTTAAGGAAGTAGATTATTTAAAAACAGTTGGAATTGAGCCAACTTTTGATAAAGAGATAAATGGAGTAAAGACATATAAGTACACAAAAAATAAAAAGTTGTTTGAAGCTTTAGCAAAGTTTCATAATTAATAAAATATTAAAGATGAAGGAGGGCGATTGAGAATGGGAAAAAAACTGTTAAACTTAATTAATGATTTAGAATATGATACTAAATATTTACAACAAAAACAATCCAATGGAGACACTTGGCTAGATGCTGACAATTATAGGTGTAAAGTCTTTAATCTAGAAAGAGTTACATATACAGCAGACGAAATTGTTTCAGTAACAGATGAATTAGAGGAAATAGCAAACAAAGTAACTGAATCATTCAAAAATACATTTATAGATAGAGGTAAACAAGCTACTGAAGAACAAATATATTTTGCCAATGAAACTGCAAAGATTGTGCTAGGAAAATTTAAAGAGAATATAATTTGTATTGATCCTGCTCCATGTGGTTTTGGTAAATCAACAATCAAGCTTGAGCTTATGAAATATATGACTAAGTTATATGAAGATGGGTTATCAACTACAGGTGTAATAATTGGTGGAGACAGATTAGATGATTTAAGACAACTTCAAAAGGATTTAGGAGAATATTCAAAATACACATATCTTTTAGAAGGTTGGAACGAAAAAGTTTGCTTAGATAAAACCATTAAAACAGTTGAAACTGGAATGTGTAAGAAATGTACTTTTTGGAATTGTAAAGTAAAAAAACAAATGAGTGACCAAAAGGAAAAACCAATACTATTAGTAACTAATACTAGATTAAAAGAACTTGGTGCTGATTTTTGTTCAACTTATATGAAATATGATAAAGGTGAAAGAAAAATATTATTAATAGATGAAAAACCACAAATGTTCAATACAGTTGAAATTAATAAAATATTATTAAATAACATTGATTCTGCAATTTCAAAAGCAGAATACCAAGATAATGAAATGGATGAAAAAACTCAACTATCAAAGTACTGGAAAGAAATTTCTGAATTGGTTGAAAGTAAAATGATTCCACTAAGAGGAAAGTATAAGAGATTTATAATATCAAATAGTTGCAATATTCCAGTATGTATGAATAATCATGAATTTATGAAGCTTTGGAACAAGTACATAAAACACAATTTTAAAAGAGAATTGCAACATATTCATGAAGTATTAACTAAAGGTGGCTTTTATGTATGCGAATCTAATACAGAATTTATAAGTACAATAGGCTATAACAATCTAAGGGAAATGTATAAATCATTTGAAAAAGTGGTTATATTTGATGGTTCAGCACTTTATGATCCAGAATATCTAGGACTATATGATTATGATAAAGAAAAAGATATTGATAATAGTGATATACGTTTTTTATATATTCCAAATACAAGAACATATAATAATTTATATATAACTATAAATACTGCTCATAAATTAACTAAAACTGAATTTAAAAATAAAAAATATTTGCCTTATGCAATATCAAATTATATTAAAAATAAAGTTAAAGTAGGATTTCATGGTAGAAGTTATGTAGTTACATATCAGGAACAAGCAACAATTTTAAGTCAATTACTTGGAACAGATACTTTAAAGAGACAGATACCGAGAGCAAATAATAAATGCTATTACTATGGAAATACTAAAGGTTCTAATGAAATGGACGAGTGCACAAGAATGTTTAATATTGGATGGGATACACTTCCAGATTATCAAATTGCTATAAAGTACTTGAGTTGTGATATTAAACAATGGGAACATATATTGGAATTATGCAAGGATACAGAAAAAGCTCAATTTATATCTGATATATTTTTAAAGAAAGATAGAAGGGTTGATGAAGTTGGAAATAGAACATACACTGGTGAATATAATCAATATTGCTTTGGCTTAACTTCAATTGATGAATTTCAATACTTAGATATGGTAAGCAAATTTTATCAAGAAGTACATAGAACAAAGTTAAGAGACTACAACTATGATAAAGAAATAAAAGTATATTTATTTCAAACTAAACCATTGATTTATAGTATGCTTAAAGCTTTATTACCTGAATGTACGATTGAAAAACATGTAGATAAATTAAGTGAATTTCAAAAGGCTAAAGATGATACTAGAGAAAATAAATGTAAAGGCTATGATAAATTCTTTGAATGGTTTAATTCTTGGGATGGATCAATTATAAAGTCAAAGAAACTCAAAGAAATACTTGAAGTAGATAATGAGCAATTTAAAACTTTAATAAAGAATAAGACAATAAATGAAACATTTTCTGAATTTGATATACCGAAAAAAGGATTCTATAGTATGATTAAATAATTTTAGGGGTATTTCCTATATATAGTATATATATAAGATTTACCCCTAAAAAGCAAAAAAGTATATTATTCTAGTAAGAGTTAATAAAATAAAATGGTTAGTTAAAAATAAATAAAAACAATTTTCAATTAAGATTAGTTTTGGCGACGTAAGGAGACAAAAATCATCTTAGTTGAATCCCCTTGATAGGGGGGAGGGGCGTAGAATTATGAATAAGAAGTCCTGAAAAATAAATCACGATTCTATAAATTATATCAGAACTATGGACAAGGAAAAGAAAATATTAACTTTGACTTATTCTCTATTTGATTTGTTATAGGTCGTGTCCGCCCTGCGTCCACTTCCCCTTTTTGTGGAAAATGATAAATAAAATATATTATATGTGAAATTTACAGAAGAAAAAAATATATCATTATTTTATTATTTTCTAATTGGATAATTTAATAGGCAGTATGGCTGTCTAATTCCTTTCTTTTATATAATTTATTTTGTTTAAAGACAGATTACTTTTTGTAGTCTGTCTATTTAATTATCCAAAACCAAGTGATGATACTTGGAAAGTCTTTGTACGGAATTACTCAAAAAATATTATTATGGTTATGCCTGAACCCAAAGGCGAGAAGGAGAATGTAAAATGAGTAAAAAAGTATTAACAAACAAAGAAATATTAGGAGCTATTCAATCTACCTTAAATGATAGAGAGGAATGGGAACTTGAGAATGGCTGCTATATGTACAATCTAAAGAAACAAAAAGATAAAATTGTATTACAGATTTTTGAAGAAGAAATTGATGGTGTATATGATAGTTTATATGCAGAGTTTATTACAGATGTATCAGATGATTCAGTTCAAATTATTAAAGGATTAATTACTGATATTTATGAGAGCACCTTGAATTATAAACAACAATTTGCTAGACAGACACCAAGTTTCTATAAGAGGAAAATCAAGAGTATTGCAAACTGGACTAATAAAAATAAAATGGACAAAGTTCAGGAACTCACAAAGCAGCTAACTGAAAGATTTGTTGAAGATAGAATAGTTTTAGATGATATTACTAATCTAAAAGATATTGTTAGAGATTTATATAATTGCTTATCTCAAATCGACAGTTCATGGAAACAAAAAGAAATTAGAGATAAATTACTTAAAAGATGTAAAGAACTCAATATACAAAATGTTGGGTGTTCATATATTGAAAATGAAATAATAGCTTATAGACATGCAGATGATAGTACAATTATTTCTAAAGCTAGAATTGTTATAGATACAGCTTATTGCAACATTAATAATTCTATAAATGAACTTATAAACCAATTAAGAAAGGTGGCTTAATTATGTTAGAAGATTTAGTAGCAGTTACAGGAACTTTAAATAGAGTACATAGAATTAGTGGTGTTGGTAAAAGAAAGATACTTAGAGAATCTTTTGGATTAAGGGATAAAGAAAAATGTTGGGAATTTTATAACAATGTACACAATATGATGGTTGGAGTTAAAATACAAGATTTTTTAAATGTATATCCAATGAAGAAAATCTTTGATGGAGATAAATATGGGGAGAAAGATTACTATAGTAGTAAACAATACGTAGATACTTTATTATCTGTTACAGATACATTTAATGAAGATAATGTAGCAGAGTTTTTAATGGAAACTTTGTTAGATGAAGTTCTATTTGAACAAGCAGCAATAAGTATGATGATGGGAGTTAGTTATAAATTAGAAGAAAAAACAGGTGTTGGTGCTTTTGATATGTTCTTTAACTATGGAGCTAGAAGCACTAATAAAGAAACAAATTATTTAAAAGTAGTTAGATAAGGTGGTCATAATTTTGGCTACCTTATATTATACTTTTTTAAAAATAAAAATCTATAAGTATTCACTTAATTATAACACTTGAAACAAAATAAGGCAATATAAAAATAAAATAAATTATAAATTGAATGGGGGATTTTAATTATGGTAAATAAAAATATTGATAAAAATAAACAATTAGTATATGCAGTTTGGGTTAATGATGGAGATATAAGTTATGTGTATTTGGGAAGTGGTAAACATGAAAGACTTAGTGGGAATGGTAGTAAATTAAGGAGAAATGTACACGATAATAAGACACTACAAGAAGCATACAATATAGTTAATAAATTTCATGTTGAAACATTAGAATTCAATATAGAAGATGATGAGAAAGCTAGAGATATTGAAGAAATGTATATCGAGCATTTTAAAAGAATTGATAATGTAATTGTGTGCAATAAATATCCAACATATGCAAGTGAATATAAAAGAAAATTGGATGAAGATGATGTTAAATTTATTAGGGAATTAATAGCTAAAGGTAAAACTAATAAGGAAATTGCAGAAAGATTTAATGTTGATCCATCTACTATAAGTAGAATTAAGACAAAGAAAAGATGGGGAGGTGTTTGCTAATGATAGATTTAATACTCATTTTAGGATTAGGTATAATAGCTTTATTTCTTAGTGCAAGGATTGACATATTACAACAGGAGAATAAAGGATTAAGGGATACTATAAAAAGAGATAGAGAATGGTTTGAAGTTGATAAACGAACATCTGTAGAATTAGCTAAAGTAAATGAACGATTTAAAATATCACGAGAAGAATATGTAAGAAAGTGTGAAGAATTTGAAAGACAATGCAAAGAATATACTAAAGGTATAAAATAATGAAAAGAATTAAAAAGTACATAGATGATAATGGTGAGAGTTGGGATTCAAAATCAGAGTTCCAATTCTTTTGTTATCTTCAAGAAAATAGAGATAAATTAAATATCAAAAAAATTGATAGGCAAGTAAAGTATATATTGCAAGAGCCTTTTATGTTGGGTTCTAAAAAGATACAAGCCATTACATATAAAAGTGATTTTACATTAGAAATGAATGATAAAAAAATAGTAATTATAGATATAAAGCCACCAGTAAAGTCGATTTGGGATGCTAAGTTTAATTTGAAATGGAAAATGATGATGAATTTACATAGGGACTATATTTTCAAGATATATGCTTGGAAGAATAGAGATATTGGTTGGATAGAAATAAAATAAAAGTGGTTTTTTGTTAATTTTATATACTGTATGGAATCATATAGGTTATATGTAAAAAAAGTTTCTATTTGATATATTTTTACAATCCTCATATAATTATGTTATATAGGGGGAGTTAAAATGGAGGCGACTGTAAATAAAATTCAGGAAAACTTAGATAATAATTTAACAGAAGAACACACAAAAGAAGGAATAAGTGCAGCTTATGTAAAAGCAATAGCCAACTATGCTGGTTTTAATTTTGAGCAACCAGTAAATGATTATGGGATAGATGGAACTTTTTCTGGAATTAAAGTGAGAAAAAAAGGTGGGGAAAAAAGACTACTATCAGATGGTTGTAAATTAGATTTTCAATTAAAAGCTTCAATTAATGTAAAAATGGAAAAAGATTTGATTAAATATAGTTTGGAATCAAAAAATTATAATGATTTAGTAGATGATGAAATATGTACTCCGAGAATACTTATAGTATATAAGCTTCCAAGAAATAAAGACGAATGGATTAAAGTTACTGAGAATGGAACAATGTTTAAGGATTGTGCATGGTGGTGCTACTTGTCAGGTCTGCAAGAGACAAATAATAAGGAAACAATAACAATTGAAATACCAAGAAATCAAATATTTGATGATAAATCTTTGAAGGAACTAATGGGGAAAGTTAAGAAAGGGGAAATAGTTTGATGTTTAATTTAAATCAAATTAATGATACAACTATAGAAACCTTTGAAAAATACTTGATTAAAAATTTATGGGTAGAAGATATAGAATTTCCAAATAAAAAAATTAAACTATTCAGAAAAATAATTGATGATGAAGAATATAGCTTGTCCTTACCAGCAAAAAGTAATTTTAAAGATTCACATAGGAAAATTAATGAGGCAATAGAGATATTAGCTGAATTAAAAGAATTATCAAATCAAAAATTAATCTCTGAAGTATGGAAAGAAAGTAATAATAATGTTTTTATCTTAAATAAAGAAATTGAGACTAATAAATCACAAAAAGATATTTTAAGCTTTAGAATTATTTCTAAATTATCAGATGAAGGAATAATTCCTTTAGAGTATGGATCAAATATTGTTGAGGGATTAAAAAAATTAATTTTATCCGCTATTTTTAATGAGGAACATCCACAACCACACTTTTTTAGAACAAATAAAAATTCGCACGAAAAATTATCAAGGTATAAATTAGGTCAAACAGCTTTTGGAAGCTATGTGTTTAATGTAGAAATTGATAATTATATGCATGAGCAACTACAAATAAATGAAAACGAGATAATTGAAACTTTGCCAGAAGAAAGAAAAATAATTAAAAGAATTCAAAATGGTATTTATAATATTAGAGAAAAAGATATGGATACTTTATTTGAAAATGGATATAAAAAAGGACTAAATGCAAATATGTGTGATGCTTTGTTAAACTTTAATCTAGAGAATTATGATGTGAAAATTGAATCAAAGGTTACATGGTCAGATTTATTACCTAGACCTGATGATATTAAAGAAAAAGTTATATTAGAAAATAAAGATTTTTACAAGGTTAAGATATTATCAGAGAAATATAAAGAAGTGAAAAGTATTGAACAAGGAATAAGAGGCAGAATCATTAAATTAATTAATAGGAAAGATTCTCAAGGCAATTCAGTTGAGAGAAACATAGTTATGCAGACAGAGGTTGAAGGAAAATCTAAAAATGTAAAAATAGAACTAAGTGATGTGGATTATAAAAGGGCGTGTGAGGCTCATAAACAAGATCAAGAAATAACAATAAGCGGTGAATTACTAAAGGAAGGAAAAACGTGGATGTTAGTGAATTATAAAGATTTAAAAATTATATAATTATTTTTTAGTATTAAATAAGGAGTAGATATTATGGTAAAGGAAGTTGATGTAAGAAAGAAATATTCTCATGAATTAAATGAAATGTATTATATTTTAAAAAATTTAGAAAATGACAGATATTATGAAAAAAGTGGTGCTATGTCTGATGGATTTTTAGCAACTAATATTCAAAAATTCAGAAAGCAGTTTGATGAATTAATTAATAAAATCGAATATGATAAAGATTCTGTTGATGAAGAAATATTTAAAGCTATTGATAAAGCAGGAATTTAAAAGTTAAGAACTCTATTTATTTAGGGTTCTTTTTATGTAATAAATTGCATAAATATGGTATGATTATCGTGGGGGGATAATTATATGTTTAAGAATAATACAATTATAAAACACATCAAAAATGAAGGAGTTAAAATAGATAATGATATTCAAAATATTAATACAAAGCTAATTACAGCAATAAAATCACATTATGAAAATGAAAAAAAAGAGGATTTAAAATTAAAAAGAATTTCTTTGGAAAGTAAAAAAGAGCATTGTAAAGAATTTAATTGGATAGCAGCTATAAGTTTAGCATTTTCAATAGTAGCTATTATTGGTACATTATCACTAAACTTGAATAATAAAATAGGTCAGTCATATGGAATAGCACAAAATTTTATTGAAAAACACGATGAACTTAGTAAAGAGATAGATAGTAGCAGTGAAATATTATTTAAATATACGGAAAAATATGAAAATGCCGAAAAAGTAAATGACGCAGCTGAAATTGAAAGATTAGATAACATTCCAGAAGTAAAAAATGCTAATAGAATAATAAGACAAGATACAGAAAAGGAAGGAATTTTATTTGATAATTCAAGAAAACAGTTAGAGGATATTAAGGGAACATGGATAAAATCAGTATATATAGTTACTATTTTTAGTATCTTTATTATTGTAATAGTTGTGACCAGTATAGCAAAAATTATATTAAATAAAAATAAAGAAAACAAGAATAAAGCAATAGATATATTGATAAATGTTATAAATGAAAGGCTAGAAGAAATTAAAAAAGAAGAAGAAGCCAAAAAAGAAAAAGAATCAGAAGAATTAAAAATAAAAAATAATAACTTATTGATTGAGCAATTAAAGGGAATTCAAAATGTTATAAAAGAAAATAAGAGTAATAATGATATTATACAAAAAGCATGCAATAAAATAATAAGAGATATATTTTAGGTGGGAATTAATTCTCGCCTTTTATTATGCAAAAATAACATTATTAATTTATAAAGACGGGAGTAATATACAAAGTTTTCGTGTTAATTTGGATTCTGCATTAGGTGCTAGAACTATGTTAGAGCATATAAAATATTAATATTGTAAGTTTAGCAAGTTATGATCTTCTATAGATTGTAAGTTTGTAACAGAAAAGTGAGGTGATAATAAATGTCAAAGAAGACTTTAACAGACCAACAAATGGAAGCTATAAATCTATTAGTTGTAGGAACTATGAGTAAATTGCAGATAGCAAGTTCAATTGGAGTTAGTGAAAAAACCATCTATAATTGGTTGAATAATAATGAGGTTTTTAAGGAGCAGCTTCAAAAATCTTCAGACCTTTTTACAGAATCTAAAATTTTAGACGCAAAAAATAAGCTATCTACACATTTAGATATGGCAATAGCTAACATAGCTAAAATAGCACAAGATGAATCGAATTCTAAGAGTTTTGAAGCCAATAAGTACATAATTGACAGGAATCTTGGGGCTGTGACAAGTAAAGTCGAAACAAGTCTAATAGATAATAAGCTAAATAATTCCAATGATGATGAAAAACAATCTTATCTTGCTACATTGGAACAGGATTTTGAATCTAATAATGTAATTGAATTAGACAAAGCTAATTAGTATATTATATGATTTCAGTTCTTAAATGTCACATCTATAAAAGTATATGATTAGGATAGAACAGTATATATAAATTTTATCTAGTTACTTGGAGATTAATTATACTATAAAACTATCCTAATCATGTATCAATTCTTTTGGTACTTTTAGAGAAATTAATAGAAGAACAAATGTTTACAATAAATAGGTAAAGCTATCATATTAATTAAAGTTGTCCATCATGTACCAACAATATAATAATTAGTGCAATAGTTAGTGTACCAATGTGCACCAGTAATAATGTATATAGAGTATGTAGTATAAGATCGTTATATATTGTATAAACATTATTGTACTGGTTGGAGAGTTAAATAAGTATACCCTCGAACTGAGGGTATTTATAAACTAGCTGTGGTCTTTTAATGTATCTAATATAGGTTGTATATTGGAAAATTGACCACTCATACCTGAATAATGACTATCTAAATCAAAAATAAATGTTATTAACTTGATATCCTTTATTTTGTTTTTTATGGAATTAATGTTATTTTCCAATGCTTTAATCTGTTCCTCAGCAAATTGTAAAGTGCTGTTTTCTTGGATTTCATCAACAATTAACTGCTTATATTTACTATAAAATTCTTTTGCCATATCTATACTAAATACTTTGCAATCTTGCAGAGTTTGTCCAACATAAAAGTGTATTCCATAACCAAAATCACCATTAATACTGAATATTATTTTGCCATCTCCATATACAGCACTAATATCACCACTATTTACTGATATATTAAAATTTTTTTCTTTAAAGTAATTTTTAAAATCTGCAATTGCTTGATTTTCCATAGTAATTTTAGTACTATAAGTTAATTTATCAAATTCCTTATATAGATCTGTACATTGTTGATTAAGTAAAACCCATTTATCTTTAAGTTCTTTTATTTTTTGTTCTTCGTTTACCTTTGAATCCTGAGCATCTTTAAACTTATCCCAATCCATATTATCACTCCTTAAAATTATTGTTATTGTAAGAATAGTCTACCATTAAACATAATTCGTGTAAATATATGTAATTAATGTTAGTGTAGTATTAATTCAACATTATATTTAAATCTAGATCTGTCAAAAGTTTACAAACGCTGAGTTTTTTAGTTCATTTAGGGTATACTACAAACAATAACAAACTTATATCCTTTAAAGTGGCATTTCTTGGTTGAAAAATACTTAAAAATAGTTCGTAAAACAAATTGACTTCAAACGAACTGAATGATATAATTAACTCATAAGATAAATAATCTATGAGGTGGTAAATATGAACAAAACATATTTCTATATACGTGTGAGTTCCAAAGATCAGAACCCTATTCGCCAAGAAGTAAAGGCTAAAGAATATAATATACCAAAAGAACAGGTATTCATTGAGAAGGTTAGTGGTAAGAACGTAACAGATAGACCAGTATTAAATAACCTTATGGGTGCATTAGAAGAAGGTGATAAGTTAATAGTAGATAGTATTAGTAGATTTGCACGTAATACCAAAGATCTTATAGGATTAGTTGAACAGTTAAATCATAAAGGTGTTATATTTAAATCTATAAAAGAGGAAATAGACACAACAACTCCAACTGGTATGTTTATGCTAACAATCTTTGGAGCAGTAGCACAATTGGAAAGAGATTATATTAAGGATAGACAAATGGAAGGAATAGCAATAGCAGTTCAAGAGGGTAAATATAAAGGTAGAAAAGCCATAGAATATCCTAAACAATGGGATAAGTATTATAAGATGATGAAAGAGGGAACTATTAAGGGTGTTGATGTAATGAGAATATTAGACTTAAAGAAAACAACATTCTACAAGTTAGTTAAGCAGTATGAAGCTAAATAATGTAGAGGATTATATTAATATATAGTCCTTTTATTATGTAATTGATTATATATAGGGTAGGATAAAATTGTCCAAGGGGATTAATTATAATAGTGCCTTTATTATCTATACGTTATCATTGTAACTTGTATATATAACTAACCTGTAGAGGGACTTAGTAGCAAAGAACATTAACTATTATGAGTAATAGAAGAATGAAGAAGGACAATAGCAATTATATATTATTATCTTACTGTAGAGGGACGTAATGAATAACACATGAAGTATAAATGATATGATACTTAAATAGATCAATTACATTCATTATATAATATATCCAATGAAGAGGGACATAATAAGAGATTGTTTGTTATTAATCAATTAGTTAGTATTATATTTATAAAGAAATGACATTGATTGACAATGAATAAGAATAACACTCAACATAAATAAATATTTTTTTATAAAAGTTTTCATTTAGCTTTATAAATCAACAAAAAATATAAAAATATACCCACCACGATTCTAAGTTTTTTTCTCGGAGGTCGCTCCATCTACCAACATAAAATTTCTTAGCAATTTCTAAAAAATGACCTTTCAAATGGCTATATATCAATATTTCCTACATCAAGAGATTCACCAAAATGTAAAAAAATAAATATGAAAATTATTAAGGCATTACTGATATGTAATGTCTATTTTTATACCCCAAATTAAATAAAAAGGAGAGATGACATGATTTATTATGATAACAAAGAATTTGAACAAGAATTTCAATATGAATTATATATAACACACAAGTTCTTAAGTAAATATTATGGCAGCAAGAAAGCTATGAAGTTTATGAAAGAAGGAGATATAAACAAAATAGCTTACGATTTAGCTGAAAGGGACATAACGTATTTTTGTTTGTACTATCTTTCAGATATGTTTGTAGTTAAAGATAATAATGTAGCTAGACAATTATCTCCATCACATTATGATATGTGGAAACTATTAAATGATACTTTTGTTGAAGATAAATTTGACAAGATAAATATAGTAGTTTCAAGGGGATTTGCTAAGACAACTGTGTGTGATACAGCTTGTGCTATATGGTTACATTGCTATAGAAAATCAATATTCACATTATTAATAGGTAAAAAAGAAGATGATGCTGTGGCTTTTATGGACACAATAAAGAAAGTATTCACTGAGAATGAAAAGATAGTTACTAACTTTGGGTTAATGATTGATAAAAGACTTAAATTAAATGCAACAGAGATTGAATTTACTAACCATTCATATATAAGAGCAATAGGAAGTGGTACTTCATGTAGAGGACTTAAATATGGTAAATATAGACCATCAGTAGTAATTGCAGATGATGCACAGAGTGAAACTGACGTAATAACTGAATCAGCTAGGGAAAATAAGTATGACAAATGGTGTAAAGAAGTAGAAGAGGTGGGAGATAAGGCAGTATTCAGAAATGGAAAGAAAATTCAGTCTGCTACTAAGATTATATCAATTGGTACTGTATTACATATGGATTGTTTAATTAGTAGACTTGCTAGAAACAATGATTATTATACTTTCTTAAGAAGGGCAATATTACTTGAAGATGGACAAACTGTAGATAGTATTTTTGAATCACCTTTATGGGCAGAATGCAGGAAACTATATTTCAATGATAGAGATGCAGATTCAAAGAATACAGCAAAACAGTTTTATGAAACATTTAAAAAGGATATGAAATTTCCTACTCTATGGGATGAAAAGTGGGATTGTTTTACAGACTTAGCAGTTAAGTATTGGGAAAATAGAATGTCCTTTATGTCAGAGCTTATGAACGATGCTAGTAATATAGGAGTTAAATGGTTTAAAACCATTATTGATGAATCAGCAGAGTATCTTAGTGGTTTATCATACAGCAAAACTATGTTATGTGTTGATCCAGCTTCAACTACTACAAAAACATCAGATTATACAGCTATGGTTGTGGGTTCTCAATGTGATACTGATAGATTTACTTACATAAGAGATATTGTAATGAGGAAATTAGAATTTAAAGATTATTGTAAGACGGTTTGTGACTTATTAGAAAAGTATCCTGAAATTGAATTTGTGTACATAGAAAAAAATACATTTCAATCGGCTGATGTAACAGCAATACAAGAATTAATTTCTAAGAATCCAGTATTGAAGAATAGAAGAATTATTTTTATAAATGAAATGCAAAGAAAGAACAAGGATGAAAAGATAGGGACTATTATTGATAAGGTTAATAATGGTCAAATTAGATTTAATCGTGAATGTAAAGATAGTGCAGAAGCATTCAAACAAATGAAAGAATTTCAAGGCTGTTCACTATCAAAACATGACGACTTCTGTGATATTGTCAGCGAGTGCGATATTCGATTAAAGAATTTAAAAACAGGTATGGTAACTCTATTAAATAGAAGTTGCCTTTTTTAATGCAAAAAATTAAAGAAAGAGAGGTAATGCAATGATTTATGATAGGCAAATTGCCATGTTATTATATGAAAAGTATAGCAAGGATAAAGGTGATTATACAGATGCAAATTCTTATTATGATGGTGATTCAGTAGCACAGAGTAAATATCCAGTAAATGAAGAAAGATGCAATAGAAAATTTGGAACAAATCATGTTAAATTTATGATTGATGAGGAAGTTTCCTATATGACAGGAAATAAATTATCGTACATTAGCAAGAGTGGAAATAGTCAAGTTGTAAAAGATATTGAATATACTTTAGATAATATAAATTCATGTCTTGATACAGAGCTGACAACACAATTTTTAATTAATTCAGTAGTATATGAATTATATTATATGTATGAAGGAGAATTTAAAATAAAAGTATGTTCTCCACTTGAAAGTATAGGATATATTGATTTAGAAAATAATGTTCAATTATTCCTATATATGTATAAGAAAATGCTTGACGATAAAACTTATATTGATGTTTTTGACGACAAGTATATTTATCATATGGATGAATCTTTTAATGAAATAGCACCTAGGCAAGAACATTATTTTGGAAGGTGTCCAGTAGGTATTGCTATTATGAATAATGGTACAAAAGATACTATTTATAATGCAATTCACGGATTACAGGATGCATATGAATATACGTTGATGGATTGGTCTAATGAAATAGGGGATACACGTTTAAGTTATTTAACTATGACAGGTTGCCAAATGTCAGAGGAACAAGCAAAAATAATGAAAGAAATGGGAATAATATCTACAACAGATGCTAATAGTAAAATTGGTTTCTTGATAAAAGATATTAAGCCAGAGTTTTTGAAATCATATAGAGATATTATTGAAGAAGAGATGTATAAGGTAACACATCATTTAAAAAATCAAATCGCTGTCCAGTCAAATACCAGTGGTTCAATGTTAGCCACAAGGCTGAACTGTCTTAGAATTAAGCTAACTACACAATATCAATGTCTAAAGAATTGTATTAGAACTAGATTACAATGTCTATTTACTTATCTAAATTTAGTAGAAAATAAGAATTATGATTATAGAGATATTGATGTTAAGTTTACTCTTAATTTGCCAAACAATGATCTTGAAATGGCTCAAATCTTATCACAACTTACTGGTAAATTATCAATAAAAACTGGTTTGTCTCAATTAAGCTTTGTAACTAATGCTGATGAAGAATATAAGCAAATGCTAGCAGAGCAAAAGGAAATTCAAGAAAATTCAGCACCACCAAAATTAAATTATGATAATGATAAAAACAGTAATACAGATAATTTAGATAATGTAAGTGAGGATAACAATGGAAACGAAGGTTAATTTCACACAACAAGAAGAAATTGAGTTTATCAGAGGTTTATATACTAAATGTAATGAAGATTTAGATAAAGTTTTTATGTTACATAAGGAAAATAAAGACAAGCTATTGCAAGAGTTAGCCTTAATTCTCCTTTTATATAAAATTAATAATAATGTTATGAACTTAAGCTATTCGGAGAAATCTGAAATAAAGGAGAAGTTTGAAAAGCTAATAGTTAAATTTACTGGTCGACAAGTGAAATTAACTGATAGTGTTATAACATCTATTTTAATTCTTACTGTAAAGAATACTTTTAAATTCTATGGTTATAAGTATACCTTAGAAGAGGTCAAGGATATTGTAAATAGGAAATACAAAGGAAAATTTTATAATGAAAGAATTATAAGGAATGAAAATAAAGTAGCTGCTTATCTTAATGATAAAGTTCAAAGGTTTATTAATGGAAATATTGATGTTAATACTATCAAAGATAATATTGAAAAAACCTATAAACAAAATAAAGATAATGTAATAACTTTAGCAGAAACAGAACTATCACGTTCAGAAAATCTAGCATTTTTATTATTTGCTAAAAGCATTGGAATAGTAGAAATTATTCGTAATGAAGTGCTTGATAGTAGAACGTGCGATGAGTGTGAATCCATACATAATGAAGTATTTAATATAGAGGACGCTCCAGATGAAATACATCCATGTTGTCGTGGATTTAATACTATATTATATTCGGACAGGGTTGAAGACTAGCCTAATTAGTCTTATTTTTTATGTTCAAAATTAAAATTAAATTTTAAGGCACTTACTTGGGGCGTTAGCAACTCGTTTGGGCGAAAGGGGTTTTTGTAAATGTTAAAAAAAGAATTTTTAGAATTAGTTAAGGATATTGAAGAGGATGGAGAAATAGATGAAACTATATTATCCAATGGTTTTTCAAAACAAATTAAGGATTTAGATGGTTTGAAAAATTTACTTGATACTAATGAGTTAGTAAAAGGAATTTATCAAAAAGAATTGGATAGTGGCGTTGGAAAAGGAGTTACTAAGTATAAAGAAAATTTCAATAAGAATGAATTACCTAAGCTAGTTGAGGAAGGTATAAAAGCTAAATCCAATGAGGGGAAATCACCACTTGAAATTAAAGTTGAGGAACAGCAAAGAGAAATTGAACAAATGAAAGCTGAAAAAGTTAAAGCAGAAATGTCTAGCAAATATACTAAGGACTTATCAACTAAGGGACTTCCTACTGATTTAATTGATTTTGTATTAGGTGCTGATGAAGATACAACTAATGCAAACATTGAAAAAATCAGCAACATATTAAGTTCTGTAACTGATACAAAAGTTAAAGAAAAATTGAATAATTCAAACTATGTTCCACCTAAAAATGATTCTAAGACATTTGGGAAACCAACTTGGGATGATGTTATGAAGGGAAAAGCAAGTTACGAAGATTTTAAAAAATCACAAGAAAGCTAATTAATGAAGGTCTTGAAATGATATAGAGCCTATTAATTAGCTTTTTTATTATGTCTTTTTATAAGGCTGAATTAGACGTTAAAGAAAAATGCCTACTATAAAAAAATAAGTGAGGTAATTATATATGAGTATTGCAAGTTTTAAAAAATCAGTTTGGGAAGAAGCTTTAATAACAGAATTTAGAGGGGTATCTGTAGCTAATTTAATTACTACTGCTCCAACAAAAGTTGAAGGTAACAAGGTTATATTCAATATCATTAGTGGTGGTACTATAAAGGACTACACAGGAACAGTTGAATATGATGATGTTACAACAGCACCTATCGAATTAAACTTAGACATTAAGAAATATTTTGCAATAAGTTTAGATGATGTTGACGCTGTTCAAGCTGTAGCACCAGTATTAATGCAAACAGCAAATGAAAAAGCTTTAGATTTAAAGGAAGTTCAAGATGGTGTTGTATTCAAAGAAATAAGTACAAGTATTCCTTCAACTAATGCTATAGGTTCTGCAACTACAAAGAAGCCTATTACTACACCTACTGACGCTTATAATTATTTAGTAGATTTATCAACTAAGTTATCTAAAAAGAAAGTACCAATGGTTAATAGATTTGCTTTAGCTAGTGCTGAATATATCAATTTAATGGCTAAAGATACTAGATTCGCTGATAACTTCAACGTATTACCAAATGGTATTGTACAAGGTGCTACTGTTGCAGGATTTACATTAATCCAAACAGAAGATGTACCTGCTGGAATGGTTTTAGCTTTACATAAATCAGGTGTAGGATATGCTACTCAATTAGATAAAGTTCAAGCTATTACTAGAGAGGGTTCATTCTCTGAAGCTGTAAGAGGATTACAAGTTTCAGGTGTTAAAGCTTTAAGAACTGACGCTTTAGCAGGTCTTTATTATGATATAGCAACAGTATAGTTTAATCGGAGAGGTTTTTAATCTCTCCTTTTCTGAATTAATTATTATAAAAAAAGAAGGTGAATATTAATGACAGATGATGAGTATGAATTAACTGCAATTTGTTATATTAGACGTTATTTAAACAAGGATGATATTACTGATGAAGAAATTAAAACAAAATATTCAATAGTAGTAAAAAGAATAGTAATGAAATTAAAAGAAATAGATGATTTACCAGTAGGTGTTTTATCAACCAAATCTAATGATGTTAGTACAACTTATATGGAAAATAATAATAATGTAATGACTAAGGATATAACAATGTTGTTACCAGTTCCTTATATAAGATTATTTTAATTATAAATTAAATGAATAGGAGGTGAGAAGATGTCAAATCCAATTGATAAAATGTATAAAATATTGATTAAGCAAAATGGAGTTTCAGGAAAAGTTAATGGAGTTGAGTGTAAGTTTTTATTAACTGAATGTCAAGATTCAAATACAAATGGTACTGACCTAATGACAATATCTACGGATAAACCTTTAGAACAAGGATACTTTGTTAATATTGGAACTGATACTTATTTAGTTATTGATAAAAAACATGAAACAATTGCTTATCAAAGCTATAATATAGGAACTATTCAAAAGACCAATCATCTTAATAAATTTGTTAGTAATGAAGTAATATATCAAATTCCTAGTATTTGCACTAACATTACTAAGGGAAAATTAGGCATGATTTACGAATCAGCAGGTATTACAGAAGCAAATGGTGTTTGGTGTTTCATAACTCAATTAAATGATATATCTAAAAAGATTAAGACAGGAACAAGATTTATTATAAATGGTGAAGCTTGGGGTTGTACTTCTTTAGATTTTACGACAGATCAAGGAATATTATATGTAATATTAAGAAAAGGTGCTATAAACGTAGAAACAGACGATATGATTAATGAAGTGGCTGATGGACTTAGTTTGCCGACATATGCTATTACATTAAATAGTACATCACAAAACTTATACGGAACATATACATTCCAAATATTGCCTACTTGTACTAGAAATAACGTGGCTGATACGTCAGCAGTAGTTACTTATACATCAAGTGATAGTTCAATTGCTACCGTTACTAATAGTGGTTTTGTAACTGCTCAAAGTAAATTAGGAAGTGCAACTATATCAGCAGAATATAAAGGTAAAATAGTAACTATGACTATAAATGTTGTTGCAGATGTATATAGTATTGATTTATCAAGTAATTCAGCTAGTATATTTGTTGATGAAACATATCAAATAAATTCCGTTTGTAAGAAAAATAATGTTGTGGTTTCAAGTCCTCAATTGACATATGTGTCAAATGATACTTCAATTGCTACTATAGATGATAATGGAATGATTTCAGCAATAGGACAAGGTTCTTGTAATATTATATGTGGATATGCAAATGTAACAGCTACCTTTAATTTAACATCTAATGCTAATGTTTATACAATAGATTTATCTGAAACAAGTAAATCTATAATTCAAGATGGAACATATCAAATTGAAGCTACTTGTAAGAAAAATAGTGCTATAGTAAGTAATCCAGTTATTACATATAGTTCAAGTAATACAAATATAGCTAGTGTTTCAGCAACAGGAGAAGTAACAACTTTAGCAGTAGGAAACGTTGATATAACTTGCAGTTACCAAGGAGTAAATACGGTTATTAGTATAATAGTTGAAGCAAAACCAATTGTTCATACTTATACTATAAACTTAGAGCCTACAGATAGTGTTTATCAAGGCTCAACTTATCAAGTTAATGCAATTTGTAAGGATAATGATGTTACAGTAGAAAATCCAATAGTAAGCTATTTAAGTGATAATACAAGTATTGCTACTATAGATGCAACAGGATTAGTTACAACAGTTAATATTGGTACTTGTAATATAACAGCTACATTTGAGGGGGTTAGTGATACCTTAAGCTTTGAAGTTAAAAAGATACCACACACTTATACAATAGCTTTAGATTCAAGTTCTCAATCATTATTTACTGGAAATACACATCAAATTATTGCAACTTGTACTGATAATGGAAGTGCAGTAAGTTCACCAGTAGTAAGTTTCGTTTCAAGTGATACAAGTATAGCTACAGTAAGTTCAACAGGATTAGTTACAACTATAGCAAGTGGAACAGCCACAATTACAGCCACATATGAGAATGTAAGTGCAACATTATCATTAACTGTTACAGTTGAGCCAGTAGCAGTTTATACAGAAAATTGGAGTCAAACTACAACAATTAAACAATACGTTACATCAACTTATACTGTTTATTATAGTACCGATAATGGTGTAACTAAGACATATCCTGCTATAGATTATGTGCTTGATAGTGCAGGGGTTGCACTTGGTACAAAAATTACGGTAACACGCAAATCAGACAATTCTTTCTCTGTGAAGAATAATACAATAACAACATTAACTACTTGCCATGTTTCTATAACAGAACGTGCAACAGGTAAGTTATTATCAAATACATTATTAACATTCAAATCAGGAATTTAATTATAGGGTTAGTCAATTTTGACTAGCCCTATAATTTTTATAGAGAAAGAGAGTGATGTATAAAATGGTCATAGGAATTGATATGGGGCATCCATTTAATTGTGGTGCTTTTGGCATTATGTCAGAAACAGATGGCAATAGGGCAGTAGGAAAATTATTAATAGAAAAATTAGAATCATTGAGACATACGGTTGTAAATTGTACCTATGATATTAATGTAAATGAATTAGCAAACAGAGTAGCTTTAGCAAATGCACAATCATTAAATTATTTTATATCCTTACATATGGATAGTTTTGATAATGCAAGTGCTAATGGTGTAACAATCTATACAACTGAAAATTCAAGTGCTAAAAATAAAGCTAATGAAATTGTAAATGTAGTAGCAAATTCATGTGGATATAATAACAGAGGATGGAAAAGTGCTAATTTCTATGTATTGAAAAATACTAATGCACCAGCAATGCTGCTAGAAATGGGATTTGTGACTAATCAAGATGATTGTAATAGATTTAATGCAGAAGATATAGCTAATGCAATAATAAAAGGATTGACTGGCGAAAGTTCTACTGAAGATGAAAATGGTTATATAGTAACAAATTATTTACCTCATTCATCAGGAGATTATGATGGAGTAGATATTAACTATGTATTAAGTTACTTTCAGAATGTAAAATGTTATGTCAGAGGTAATGAAAAGGGTATTTGGATAGAAACTCAGTATCTGAGTATGGACAAATGTAATGAATTAAAGAGTACTCTAGGATCATGGTTTTATGAGATTAAATATTAGGAGATGATATAAATGTTAAATTATTTAGAAAAATTCAAAAATACTGGGACTATACTTTCACTAGTGGGCTTGATTGGATTATTATTAATTCAATTTGGAGTTGCTGTAGATATGGAATGGTTAAAGAATACTGCTAATATTGTATGTTCAATTTTAGTTATTTTAGGTATTTGCAATAATCCTCATACAGATGGATTAGATTTACCTCAAATTAGGTCAAATGATAATAAAATAGAGTAGGGGGAGTAATATGGATGAAAGTACAGTACAATCTATTTTGCAACGCTTAACTAAAATAGAAACTCTATTAGAAGTAGACGTTAAAAATTTAGAAGATAGAGTAGATAAAGACTATAAAAATATGGATGTTAGGATTAGTAAAATTGAAAGTAATAATACATGGCTTTGGAGAACGATAGTAGGTGCAATAATAGGAGTAGTAATTGGAGCAGTGACAATAACATTTAAGTAA